TTGCGCGAAGCAAGCGCAATTACTGGTTCGGGTTCGGGTGTCGGTGGTAATGTTGTTTTCGATGATGCGTTTGCGGCTTTGCGTCAAGCAAACCCTTTGCGTCAAGGCTCACGCCAAATCGCGGTTAACGGTTCTGATGCCCAATTCGTTGCCAAAACTGGTAACGCCGCAAATTCTACAAACCCTTGGGGTTACACATTTACGCCTAATAGCGGTTCACCTAATGTTGATACTTCTATTTGGCAATTGCCCGTGCGCGTGTTGGTTGCGCAGTTGCCAATCAGAACGGCGGTGCTAAGTGATGTTAATGGCTTGGATGCAACATTGGTTGAAGATTTGGCGCTTGAATTTGCGCAACTTGAAGGTCAATCAATGGTTACAAACGATGACCAAGCGGGTAGCACTACTACATCAACTGGTGCTACTGATGGTTTGCGTGGTTTGGATAGTTATGTTAGCGGTGCTACTAGCGCTTTCGGTTCTAGTGGTACGGCTATTACAGATGGCATACATACTATCGCTACGGTTAGCAATGGCGGTGTTGCGGTGACATACAACAAGATGACCAATATGGCTAACGCCCTGCCCGCACAATATTGGTCGCTAGAATCTACCGCTTGGCACATTAGCCCTGCAATGATTCAAACTTTGCGTCAATTAAAAGATAGCCAAGGTTTGCCTTTGTTCTTGGAAATTGGCGATGCCGATGGTGCGGCAGTTGGTCGCGTGTTTGGTTGGCCCGTTATCCCAAACCCATACCTTTCTACAGATTTCCCGATTTACTTGGCTAACTGGAATCGCTTTTTAACCATTGGCGATACTGAACAAATGTCAATCCAAATGTTTGAACAAACACAAGCGGGCTTTGTGACCATGTACGCGGAAAAACGAATGGTTAGTACCGTGCGCGACCCGTTCGCGGGTGTTCGTATGAGTGCCGCCTAAAAGGGGGCTTAAATGTCAGTAGATAGCCAATTACTTGGTGCGCCTTACGGGGCGGCTACCCGCAATCCGTTTAACTATGTAAAGTTTGAACAGATTGGGCGCGATGTTGTTACGCCTTGGTTAACCTTGGATGAAATCACGAATCAAATTAACTTGTTTCAAGATGAATCACAAGATGGCTATTTGCAAGCATTGGAACTAGCCGTTCGCCAAGCGATTGAAGATTACTTAGGGCTTTCTATTTTTTCTGTTACATACCGCGTTTGGTACGGCGCAGAAAATTTGGCTAATTCGCCCGTGTGTTTGGATTTGCCCGAAGTATCGCAAAATCAATATGCCGATATGTCAGGCGTTACGGTTGAACGCGTAGCGTATTGGGATAACAGCACACCGCCCGTTTTGAATGTAATTGCGTCAAATCAATATTACTACGATGCAAGCGGCAACAAGGTAATTATTCAATCATTGCCTACAAGCATCAATAGCGAGATGACAGCGCCGATTATTTGCGAATACACAACCGCACCTAATCCGTTGCAAACATACCCCGTTATTAAACAAGCGGGCTTGCTTTTGTTTACGCACTTGTATAACAATCGTAGCAATACAACTGACAACCAACTGAAAGAAATACCTTTCGGTGTGGCTACCCTTTTGCGACCCTACAAACCTTTGGTGATGTAATGGCAATTGCACGGTTTGAACAAATTGAGGTAAACAACCTTGCGTTTGCTAAAAGTGACTTTGGCGAACAAAGTACAGCACAAACGCTTTGGTTTAAAACCCGTGCGCGTGTTCATTCCGTTGCAAACAGTTTAAAGATTTCTGAAAAGTACCGCCTTTATCAAGATGTGGTTAATTTCACTTTGAACTACACGCCTAATACGCGTGAAATGGTGCGTAACCAAAACTTGTACTCAATCACCTATAACGGGTTTGATTGGCGCATTGATAACATCCGTGAATCTGACGATAGGATGATGGTGGTTATCATTGCTTACAGAACTGACCCAGTTACGGCGGTATAAATGGCAACGCAACAAAATCCCGTTCAGTACGGCAAAGCGATTCAGTACCAACTGCAAAGCATTGTTACGCCCGTACCCGTTTACGCCGCGTTTAACCGTAACTTTGCAACCGAACCTAAGTTCATTGTTTGGATGCTACGAAATGTGCATCAGGATGTTTATACAGGTCCAGTTCAATCCGTAAAAGGCATTGACCGCCCAACATTTCAGATAAGTATTTTTACGCAACAAATAGAAGATGGTTTCACTATTTCCAATCAGATACTACAATCCCTACACGGATATAGTGGTTTGTTTGGCGGTGCGACCAATGGGTTTCAAGTGTCTAAAGCCGATGTTTTTTGGCTTTACAACACTTACGACAATGATGAAAAACTTGCACAGGTTTTTCTTGATTGCACACTAGATATACCAACCTGACAAGATAGTTCGATTAACCATTCTTTTTAAGGATACAAAAATGGCTCTCCCAAATAAAGTACTGCCCGGATTTTCTGCCGCCCTTTGGATGCAAACAGGCGCTACACCTACCCCCGTTCCCGTTGCTGACTTGGATGTTTGGACAGGTACGATTGGTGATATCGTAGGTACTGCCGCTAACGGTACTGGTACAGATGGCATCTTAGTTCCCGTTGAAGCCGTACCCGCATTTGGTCAAGATGATGCGGTTGCAAACTTCAGCGTTGCGGGTTCTCGTCAATCTGACAAAATCCCAACGCAATCTGCCCCAACATCACTTAGCATTACCGCCGCTTGGAATCCTAGCGATGCGGCTTTGTTGCTGATTCGTGGCGATGCTGAATCAGGTGTTGTTGACCGCACATTTGTAGTTAGCGCTACAGCAGGTACTAACACCGTGGCTTATGCGTTTACAGGTCGCGTATCTCAATTCACAATTGATGCAAGCCCAAGCGCTGAAGCAAAATGCAACTTCACGATTCACCCCCGTGGCAATCAATACGGTTGGTCTAACAACACTTAATATGACACAAACGACAATAAAAGACAGTAGCGACCTACTTAGTTTTCTAGTAACCCAAACCGATACCCGAAAGGATTGGTTTGGGTTTACTCAGCAAAAACTAACCGCAATTACATTGGCGCATGAGATAGCCGCAAACCATGCGGATAAGTTTACGCCTAACGAAATTGTTGATTATGTGCAAACGCTGAATAACGCGTTGTACCAAAAGATTATTAAACCAATGGGTTAAATATGGCTGGCGTTACCTACAAAATCGAAGGCTTGAAAGATGTTCTAGCCGCTTTTGGGGAACTAGCCGATGAGATTGGCGACAAGAAAGCGCGAAGTTCTATTCTTGTTCCTGCCGCACGGGAAGCAATGAAACCCGTGTTGTTGATGGCGCAAATGAACGCGCCTAAAGATACTGGCGACTTGGCTAGAACTATGCAAGTGGAAGCCCGCCGCCCAACCAAACGCGACATTCGTTCTAAGTACATTAACGAAAACGATGCCGTAATTGCTTTGGTGACTACCAAAGCGTTTCCTAAAAAACTGAAGAAACAGTTTTACGAACAAAATGCGGCGTTGTATGAAACCGATAAAGCCGCTTACAACCGCAAGTTAAAAGAAGCAAAACGGCAAGTGGGTGTTCTATCTGATGCACGCGCAATAGCGCAAGAATTTGGCACGGCTAGAAATGGTGCGCAACCCTTTCTACGCCCTGCTTTGGAATCCCAAGCCGACCAAACCGCCAAGCGGCTAGGGGAAATTTTGGCAAGGCGTATAAGTAAATATAGGATAAAAAATAAATGACAAAACTAGGTTCAGCATTTGGTGAAAAGTACCAAGCAAAACGAAAAGACCTTTTGACCCGTTCGTTTGTGTTGAATGGCCATACCTTTAAAGTTCGCATCCCGTTAATGGCCGAATCGGATGCTATTTATAAAAAGGTTTCAGAACCTGATGAAGAAATGGTAGAAAAAATCTATCAAGAAATCACAGCGCCATTACGTCAGTTTGAAAATAACCAAACCGAAGAATTCAAATTTACCGACAATGATATTTTGGTTGATGGGCGTTCTATGCGTGAGGCGGCCAAAAACAAAGCCATTACCGAAGCCCGAATTACTGAATTCTTTAAGTTGCTAGTTCCTGAAATGGAAGGCGTAACACTTGAAGATTTGACCTACGCGGATATTGAAGAAGAATTCCCGCTTTCCGTGCAAATGCTAATCGTAGAAAAGATTGGCGAAGTTATTAGCCCAACCTACAGGGAAGCGCGGGGAAACTGATTGGCTCGTTGAAAAGCCAATGCCTAGCCGCAATGATTTTCAACGGGCATACTCTAGACACAATTGAAGAATTAGACGATGTAACCTTGGCAAACATCCAAACAATGTATGCTGACGGGTTGCTAGGTAATTACGGAATTCTTACGCAAATAGCATCCCTAACCAACGGGGTGTTTAACTATATGCGCCCTGCAAATTCCCCGCCTTATAAACTAGCCAACATTTTGGGTAGTGCGTATGATTACATCTACCCGCCTTTGACCGAAGAACAGCAAAAGGCGGTAGTAAATGATAGCCTTTTGGCCTTTATGTCACAGGCAAACGGATTTGATAAAACAAAGTTTGGGGTAAAAGATGGCTAATATGATTGCCCGCCTTGGCGTAGCCCTAGGTATAGATACCGCGGAATTCAATAGAGGTATTGAAGCCGCTGGGAAAAAGCTAGAAAAGTTTAGCGATTCCGCAGAAAAGTTTGGCAAGGTTGGCGCAACCGCATTGGTTGCCGCTAGTGCCGCCGCGCTTCAATATGCCGATGAATTAGCCGATGTAGCCAAAGCAAATGATGTGGCCATTGGAACAGTTCTTAAACTTTCTAACGCTCTTGGTAATGCTGGCGGCAAAGCAAACGACACAGGTAAATTGCTTGCATCATTTACTAAGTTTATTGATGAAGCCGCGGGCGGTTCATTGCAAGCGCAAAAAACTGCGCAACTTCTAGGCTTAAGCCTTAAAGATTTAGGCAAACTTTCAGAAGAAGAACTTTTGAACAAGGTGGTAAAAAACCTTGGTTCAATGGATGATTCTGTTACCCGAAACGCCAAGGCAATGGATGTTTTTGGCAAAGCGGCCAAGGGTGTTGACTTTATATCGCTTGCCGAAGATATGGGTAAGGCTAACAAACTAGCCGATGAACAAGCAATAGGAATTCAAAAAGCCGCAGACGCGTACGATATGTTGGCTCAAAATGCGCGTGACACAATGTTAGTGCTTGCTTCAGAACTTGGCCCAATTCTTAAAACAACACTTGATTACATGAAAGACATGAAAGGTGAAACCAACACCTTGGGTCAAGTGTTTAAAACTGTATTTCAAACTGTAGCCGTTCTTGGCGCTAATGTTGCCTTTGTGTTTAAAGGTATTGCGGATGAAATTCAACATACTTATAACAATGCCGTAATTTTAGTTACTAAAGGTGTTCAGGCGGCAATTGATGCCAACAAGAAATATGATGCCTACCGCGCATCACAGAGACAAAATTTAGATTTCTTTGAAGCCCAAGTTATGGGTGTTAGCGTTGGCAGAAGTGCTGATGACCCAAGGCGAACAGATTATAAATCGCCAACGGCTAGTGCTGGAAGAACTGTTATTAAGGCGCGTGATAAAGATGCCGAAGCCGCTGAACGTGCAAGGCTAAAAGCAATTCAAGACGCAAATAGAGAACAGCAAAAGTACGCAAAACTTCTATTTGATATTGAAGGCCAAGAGGTTGCCGCATATACAAAGGAAGCAAAGCGTATTGAAAAAGAACAAGAATATTTAGATGTAAAAGAACATTTGCTATCTATTGATATTCTTTTGCAAGATGTGCGTTCTGAAGATATCCAATTAACAAAAGATTTATTTTTGGCAGAACAAAAACGATTGGATGCTATTACAGAAATTAACCGCAACAATTTGTTAGATGCAGACACAAAAAAACAATTGATTGACCGTGAAAACGAATTAGCTAATGCAACAGAACGTTATTTACGCGCACAAAATCAAGCGGTAAAGGCGCAACGTGAGGGTTCATTTGGCGAAGGCTTTATGAAAGAAGCGGGAAGATTTTTCCGTGATATGCCTACAGATTTAGAAAATGGCGCAAAGGCTTTCCAATCTGTCATGGGCAACATGGAAAGCGCATTAGATAACTTTGTGCGCACGGGCAAGTTATCTTTTAAAAGTTTGGCGCGTAGCATTATTCAAGATATGTTGGCCATTCAATTGAAGGCATCGGCAACAAGTTTGTTTAAATCGTTGTTTAATTTTGGTGGTACGCCATACCAACCCGCGGCAGTTTTGGGAATGCCCGGATGGGCAGACGGTGGAAACCCGCCAGTAAATCAACCTAGCATTGTGGGTGAACGTGGGCCTGAAATTTTTGTTCCTAGAACTGCGGGAACAATCATTCCAAATCATGCGTTAGCGGGCGTAGGCGGCACTACGATGGTCACAAACAACTACATTAACGCCATTGATACCAAATCGTTT